GATCTCACCACCGACTCGAACGCCCCCGCCCCCGCCCCCGCTCCCGCCGCGCCCGCTTCCGCGCCCGTCGAGGGCCAGCGCGCGCTCGACCCGAACGCCGGCGCCCCGGCCCCCGCCGCGGCCGCCCCGGCACCCGCGGCGCCCGCCCCGGCGGCCGCCCCGGCCTCCGCCCCCGCCTCGGACGTCCAGCGCGGGATCGAGACCGAGCGGTCGCGCCAGCGCGGGATCCGCGCCCGCCTGACCGCGGCCGGCCTCCCCACGGGCGACGCCTTCGCGACGACCCTCCTCGAGGACCCGAACGTGACGCCGGACGGCGCCGCGACGCGGATCCTCGAGCTCCGCGCCTCGCAAGGGGCGCCGACCGAGGTCGCCGGCCACGTGGCCGTCGGCGACCAGGCCGGCGACAAGCTCGCGCGCGCGCTCGAGGCCGCCATCCTCTACCGCACGCGGAGCGAGCAGTTCCTCGAGGGCTACGATCCGCGCGACCCGAAGAAGGTCCGCGGCCTGATCCAGGGGAACCCGTTCGCCCACGCGACGCTCCTCGAGGCCGGCACCGAGTTCCTGGAGACGGCCTTCGGCGCCCAAGGCCTGCGCCGCCTCGGCAAGCACGACCGCGCCGCCGCGATCCTGCGCCCGCGGATCACCGACGAGCAGCGGGCCCAGCGTTCGATCGGCTACGGGATGCACTCGACGAGCGACTTCCCCGGCATCCTCTCGAACGTCGTCAACAAGGTCCTGCGGGGGACGTTCGAGCTCGCCGCGGACACCTACAGCCAGTGGACGGTCCGCGGCACGCTGACCGACTACAAGCAAGCCCGGCGCCTCCAGCTCGGCCACGCGCCGCGCCTCGCGAAGGTCATCGAGGGTGCCGAATACACCTACGGCACGATGGGCGAGCAGAACGAGCCGATCATCCTCGCCAAGTACGGGCGGATCGTCGGGATCTCGCGCGAAGCGATCATCAACGACGACCTCGACGCCTTCGCGCGCCTGCCCCGCCAGTACGGGAACAGCGCCCGCCAGCTCGTCGCGGACCTCGTCTACGCGCACGTGACCGGAAACACGGTGATGGCCGACGGCGTCGCGCTCTTCCACGCGACCCACAAGAACCTCGTGACCGGCGCGGGGAACAGCCTCTCGGCCGCCGGCGTCGCGGCCCTCTCGAACCTGCGCGCGAAGGCCCGCCTCCAGACCGCGATCGCGGACGGCCTCGCGGCCGGCGGCGACTCGGCCTTCTACACCGCGGTCGCGATCGAGCACCTGCGGGTCCCGGTCGAGCTCGAGACGGCCGCGCAACAACTGACGACGGCGATCCAGGCCCAGCAGGTCGGCAACGTGAACCCCTTCCAGGGGAGCTTCCGCTCGGTCATGGCCGAGCCCCGCCTCTCGGCCTCGTCGACGACCGCCTTCTTCGGCTTCGCCGACCCGAGCGCCTGGGACACGATCGAGGTCGCCTACCTCCAGGGCGAGGAGGGGCCCCAGGTCGAGAGCCGGATCGGGTTCGAGCGCGACGGAATGGAGATCAAGGTCCGGATGGACGTCGCGACGGCCCCGAACGACTTCCGCGGGTGCTACCGCAACGACGGCACCACCTGATCCCACGACCCAACCCACCGAACCCTCGAGCACTCCGCCACCATGAAGAACCTCAAGAGCAACGGCCACGTCCTGACCCTCACCGCCCCGAGCGGCGGGGTGACGGCCGGGGTCGGCTACGTGATCGGGAACACCTTCGTCGTCGCCCTGCAGACGGCCGCGGTCGGCGAGCAGTTCGCCGGCTCGGTCGTCGGCGAGTTCAACCTCCCGAAGAGCACGAGCGACGCCCTGACCGAGGGGAACGCCGTCTACTGGGACAACACCACGAAGCTCGTCCGGGCCGCCTCGGCGACGGGGCGCTACCTGATCGGCACGTGCACCGCGACCCAGCTCGCGGCGGACGGCTACGCCTACGTGCGCCTCAACGGCGTCCACGTCACCGCCGTCCCGTAGGGTCCCCACCCGGGACCCTCTCCCGGCCGCCCGCGATGTCCTGGCGCCGACTGGTCAAGGCGACGCAGCGCACCTTGCTGCACGTCTTCGCCGAGCGGGACACCGCGGGCGGCTTCACGACCGAGGTCTCCGAGGACGGGACGACCTGGGTCGCGATCCGCGCGATCTTCGACGACGGCCACGTCGAGGTCCCGCTCGAGGGCCTGCAGACGGTCGCCTCGGTCCGGGTCATCCGGGCCGACGTCTCGATCGACGAGCTCCCGGCCTACCCTCCGCTCCCGGCCTGGCGCTTCCGGATCCGCCGGCCCCTCGAGGGCGACCCGCTCGAGACCTCCGGGACGACCGTGTTCGAGATCGTCGACCACCAGCCCGACGGCCAGGGCCTCGTCCGCCTGATCCTCCGCCGGGAGGGCGCCGACGAATGAGCCTCGAGCGGAAGGCCATCCGGAAGGCCGCGGTCGCCTTCCTGCGCGGGCGAACCTACGCCGGCGCGCTCGTGAAGGAGACCGACTCGGACCCCTTCCGGCCATCGACCGGGACCCCCGTCTCCCTCGGGGTCTACACCCTGAGCGACACGGTCGACGACGAGACCTCGATCGACTCGCCGCGCTTCTACGTGCGCGACCTCGAGCTCGCCGTCGAGGTCTGGGTCGAGGAGGACACGGCCGGCCAGAAGCGGGCCGCCCTGCTCGACGACGTCGCCGACCAGGTCGAGCGGTGCATCGCCGCGATGATCCCGCGCCTCGAGCGGATCAAGGTCTGCGGCGTGCCCCTCGAGATCAACCCCTCGAGGAGCCGGCTCGAGCGGGTCGAGCTCGGATTCGACCGGGCCGGCCGGGCCCTGCTCGGGGCCGCCCGGCTCGTCTTCTCGATCCGCTACGGGGCGCCGGCGCGCCCCTTCGACTGCGGCGACGTGACCGACCTCGACACCCTCGGGGTCTCCTGGGACTTCCCCCCGCCCGACGGCGTGCTCGAGGCGCGGGATGAAATCACCGTCCCGCAGGGGTAGCTTCCGGACCCATGACGACCTCGATCCGCGTCCGCCCCGCGCGCCCGGACCTCCACGTGCCGAACCCGGAGCGCCGGCGCCTGCTCCTGCCCGAGGGCGAGCTCGTGCCGGACGTCCCCTACTGGCGGCGCCGCATCGCCGCCGGCGAGGTCGTCGTCCTCGAGGACCTGGCGCCGGCCGCGGAGGCCGCGCGCGCGCCGAAGACCCGCAAGGAGTGACCCCACCATGACCGTCACGTTCCAGGACGTCCCCCCCACGAACCGCGTCCCCTTCGTCTTCGTCGAGATCGACCCGTCGCTCGCCGCGGTCGGCACGGGGACCCAGGAGTACCGGTGCCTCGTCGTGGGGCAGCGCCTCTCCGCGGGCAACGTCGCCCAGAACATCCTCCACCCGGCGACCGACGCCGACCAGGTCGGGCGCGCCTTCGGCTTCGGCTCGATCGTGCACGCGATGGCCGTCGCCTTCTTCCGGGCGAACCGCGGCGTCGAGACCTTCTTCGTCGGGATCGACGACGCCGGCGGCTCGACCGCGGCGACGAAGACCCTCACCGTGACGGGCACGGCCACGGCGAACGGTTCCCTCTTCCTCTACATCGCCGGCCGCCGGATCGTCGTCCCGATCGTCTCGGGCGACGTCCAGAACACGATCGCGACGAACATCGCGGCCGCGATCGCGGCGAGCGAGTTCGCGGCCGAGCTCCCGGTGACCGCCGGCGCCGCGACGAACGTCGTCACCCTGACGGCCCGGAACAAGGGGACCCAGGGGAACGCGATCGACGTCCGCCTGAACCACAACGTCGGCGAGGAGAACGCCGCCGGCGTGGCCGTCGCGATCGCCGCCGGCGCCGCCGGCGCGACCGACCCCTCGCTTCCGATCTCGATCGCGGCGATGTCGGACCTCCAGTTCCACGTCATCGCCGTCGGCCTCAATGACGCGACGACGGTCGACGCCTGGAACGCCGAGCTCGCGACGCGCTTCGGCCCCGTGTCCCAGAAGGACGGCCACGCCTTCTTCGCGCGCACGGACACCCTCTCGAACCACGTCACCTTCGGCGACGCGCGCAACGGCCGCCACACCTCCGTCGTCGGCGTCGAGGGCTTCCTCTCGCCGCCCTGGGAGATCGCGGCCTCGGTCGCCGGCATGGCCGCGAAGAGCGCCCAGGCCGACCCCGCGCGTCCCCAGACGACGCTCGCCCTCCCGGGGATCATCGGCGCCGACCCGGCGGACCGCTTCACGTTCACCGAGCGCGACCAGCTCCTCCACCACGGGATCGCGACGCTCGTCGTCGACGAGGTCGGGACCGTGCGGATCGAGCGCCTGGTGACGACGAACCAGACGAACGAGACGGGCGCGGACTCCGTCGCCTTCCTCGACTACACGACCCTCGCGACCCTGTCCTTCCTGCGCTGGGACTTCCGGACGCGCTTCTCGGGCACCTACCCCCGGTCGAAGCTCGCGGACGACGGGACCCAGTTCCAGACGGGGCAACCGATCGTGACGCCGGCGATCGCGCGGGCCTTCGCGATCGGCGCCTTCCGCCGGTGGGAGAGCCTGGGCCTCGTCGAGGGGTTCGAGCAGTTCGAGGCCGACCTGATCGTCGAGCGCAACGCGAGCGACCGGAACCGCCTCGACATCCTCCTCCCCCCGGACGTCGTCAACCAGCTCCTCGTCACCGCCGTCTCCCTCCAGTTCCGACTCTAGGAGCTCCCTCCCATGCGCGTAGCCGGCCTGATCTCCGTCGCCGTCAACGGGACCCGAATCGACGCCTCGGGGTCCTTTGAATACAACCTCGGGCTCCCGATGCGCGAGGCCGTCGTCGGTCACGACGGCGTGCACGGCTACCGGGAGCTCCCCCAGGTCCCCTTCATCGCCGGCGACGTGCGCGTGACCCGCGACCTCGACGTCCGGGGCCTCCTGACGGCCCGCGACGCGACGGTGACCCTCACCCTCCCGACCGGCGCGGTCGTCGTCCTCCGGGACGCCTGGTTCGCCGGCGAGGGCACCGCGAACACCGAGGACGGGAACATCGCCGCCCGGTTCGAGGGCAAGTCGGCCGACCTCTCGCGCGCGGCCTGACCTGGCGCGCGCGGGGCGCGGCGGCATAGGATCCGGGGGACCCCGAGGACCCCGAACCTATGAACACCGCCGAAGTACTCGCCCTGTTCGGCGAGGGGTGGCTCGCCCCCCTCGCCTCCCGCTCGACCCCGC